AAAGTCCTCAAGGTAATGTTAAATCCAATCGCGGGTTACAAGATTCCCTACCATATCTTCCCGTATGAGCGTAATCCTCACCAGTTCTGGGGCGTGGGCGTACCTCGCATGATGCGTGACAGTCAGACCACCATGAACGCGGCAGTTCGTATCTGGCTCGATAACATGGCGCTGTCATCCGGCCCAATGGTTGAGGTCAACACAGATCTCTTGGCCGCAGGTGAAGATCCTACAGACATACACCCTTGGCGTGTCTTCCTGCGTGAAGGTGGAGACGGTTCAATGCCAGCAGTTCGCTGGTATCAGCCTGTCGCTAACGCCAACGGACTCAATCAGATCGTTGAGATATTCCGCCGTTTTGCTGATGAGACGACCAGCCTCCCCTCCTACACCCACGGAGAGCAGACTGCATCCTTGAACAAGACAGCGACAGGCATCTCTATGTTGATGGGTGCGGCCAACGTCGCTCTCAAATCAACGATCAAGAATATCGATGACTTCCTGCTCGAGCCAATGATTGAAGCGATGTTCCACTTCAACATGGAGTTCAATCCGCGTGAAGACATCAAAGGTGATTTGCGAATCGTAGCGCGTGGAAGTACTGCGCTCGTTCAGAAAGAAGTCCAAAGCCAGCGATTACTACAGTTCTTGTCCTTGGTATCGAACCCAATGGATGCGGCTTTGGTGGATCGACCCAGCTTGTTGCGCGACATAGCGCAGACGCTGGATATCGACCCCGACGAAATTATTAAGAGTGAAGAGAGGTTACAAGCTGAACAAGCACTCCAAAATCAAATGCTCGCCGGAGCAGGCACGGGCGGTGATGGAACTCCGCCTCAGTCCGGCATGGTCCCAAATATCGGGCCTGCTGGAGTCCCGATTGGTTGATGCGCGGGAACGCCTAGAGCAAGCAGATGAAACGAATTTTCGATTTGAGCAAGGCCGTGTACATGAGTTGCGGTTCTTTCTTGAATTGGAAGATACCGCGAAAGCGGTACTAGACAGAGAGCGGACTCCTAAGCGAACACCCGCAATTGATTAACGGACATCCACGTTAGTGGCCCCGAGGAAAATATTATGGCTAGTAGAAATGACCCTGAACGACTAGAAGCTGAAGCGAAAGAACTGTTCAGCAAGCTGACAGAAACGGAAGAGGAATCTCCTGATATCGAGGAGGAAACCGAAGAAGTGGAAGCTCTTGCCGAAGAGACCCCCGAGCCAACGGATACGGTCGAAGTTGAAGCGGATGAGGCTCCAGCATTTGAGGAAGAAAGCGGCGAAGTATCTCAAATGCAGGATCGGCTAGACAAAGCCGAGAAAGCGATGAAAGGCGCACAGGCGCGTATGACCAAAGCTACCCAAGAGGCGGCTGAGTTACGCAAGTTAAACGCGGATCTCATGCAGGCTGTTGGCGATCTTAAAGGTCAGCTTGAGGCAAGACAGAAAGACAACGAGCAGTTAGCAAAAATTCGGGAGGAATATCCTGATATCGCTGGTCCGCTCCTTGACGAGTTAAGTCGAACTCAAGCAGAGGTTTCAAGCACCAAACAGGCTTTGGCGGCTGAAGAACAACGTAGGCAGGATGCGCTCACTGCACAAGCGCAAGCCGAGCATTTTGACCGAATCCGAGCGGTCCACCCCGACGTCGATCAACTGATCGAAACTGCGGACTGGATCAATTGGTTAGAGGTTCAGGATGGTCGGACGCACGAGTGGATTGAGCGAGGTTCATCCAACGACGTCAACGCTGTTCTTTATCGGTTCAAAGCTGACATGGGCATGAAGCCACCTACGCCGCAAGAGCAGGCTCTAGAGAAGGCACGAGCGGTTGCAGAACCCAAAATGCCAAAAACTCGAAAGCCTAAAACTGGTGGAAAGAAGACTTGGACTATAGACGAGATCAAGCGGATGCCGAATCGAGACTTCGAGAAGTATCAGGCTGAAATCATGAAGGCTATGGAACAAGGAGCTATCCGCCGTTAATTAATCTCTTGTGAGGATTTAACAATGGCTTTTTCATTTTTCAGCACGGGCACCACTTCTGAGGTGAACTTCATTCCTGAGGTGTTTTCAAAACTCCTTCAGGCTAAGTTCTACAAGCAGTCTGTACTGCCCGCAATTAGTAACACCGATTATCAGGGCGAAATCTCTGGTCAAGGTGACAAGGTAATCATCCGTACTGTACCAGCCGTAACTATCAACGATTACGCTGGCACTGTTACGAATCAGGAACTCACCACAGGTACTGTGGAGATGCTCATCGACAAGGCGAAGTATTACAGCTTCAAAATTGACGATGTCCTGAAGGCTCAGGCTGACATCAACTTGCTCGAGGCCGCATCTGGTGATGCCGCTGAAGGTATGCGTATTGCAGTCGAGACTGATGTTCTTTCATCTGTAATCGGCGATGCAACAACTACTGGCGCTCAGACAACTATCACTTCAAGCAACATCTTGGGTGAAATCCTTGAGTTGTCAAAGGCTCTCGACGAGCTGAACATCCCAGAAGAAGGTCGATTCATCGTCCTGTCTCCTGAGTTTGTTTCTATGCTCAAGCAGAGTGAACTGCGTCAGGCTTACTTGACTGGTGATGGCACTTCGCCTCTCCGTAACGGTCAGGTTGGCATGGTAGACCGTTTCACTGTTTATCAGTCAAACATGTTGCACACACCTGCATCTGGCACTGACGCTGGCTACACCCACGTTCTTGCTGGTCACCCAAAGGCGATCTCATTCGCGTCACAGTTCACTAACACTGAGACTGTACGCCTTGAGTCAACTTTCGGCGAGGCGGTGCGCGGCCTCAAGGTCTATGGCTCTAAGGTCGTAAACCCTGACTGCCTCTGCGTAGGTAAGTGGACTTAATAGGTCTAACGGGGAGGGCAACCTCCCCTATTCCTTTGGGTTGAAAAATGGAAACAGGCAAGCGTTTTAGAAAGGACGAGCTGTACAAGGAGGCGATGGATTTATTCAACGTCAAACTTGATCGCAGACTTAAGCTCGAAGAGCTGGAGGAGCAATTCGTTCGCCTGAAAAGCAATGCTAACGAGCCTACTGTTGAGGACGAAACGGAGGGACGAATACCTCGCACCATCCGCAACGTAGTCACCGGCAATACGTTCGGCTTCCTACCCAATTGGGAAAGCAACCCTAACCTTGAAGTTATCGAATGGGAGACTGAGTGATGGCAACTACAAAGGTAGTAGACATCTTGGACAGGGCATCAATCATTCTACAGGACAGCACCAACGTCAGATTCCCAAATGCTGAGTTGTTGAAGTTCTTCAACGATGCACAGAAGGAAGTTGTCCTGCATCGCCCTGATGCCAAGATGGTGAATGAGACATTTTCATGCGGGAACGGAAGCAAGCAGACTATTCCTACTGCTGGCTTGCGCCTAATTGAAATCGTTAGAAACGTGGACGGTCGAGCAGTGACTCAAGTAGATCGAAAGATCCTCGACGAGACTCTGCCCAACTGGCACGAAACAACTGCGGGAACCAACAAGATCGAACACTACATTTACGATCCTGCTGATCCCAAGCACTTTTACGTTTATCCGAAGGCTGTTTCGGGGACACACACTCTCGAGATTGTGTACAGCTCCGCACCTAGTGATATCAGTATCAGTAACTTTGATACCGATACCACAGTCATCAGCCTAGATGATGTGTACGCGAATTGTATATTAGATTACATACTCTATCGTGCATATCAGAAGGACTCTGAGTATGCAGGTAACGCAGAGCGCTCAATGATGCACTATCAATCATTTGCTAATGCGTTGGGTGTTAAGACGCAGGCAGACGGCGCTATCACGCCTATGCCTAACACTCCTGACCGTAACGTCGGGAGAATGTAATGAAGTACTCAGACCTCAATCTATATGTTCGACCTGAAGTTCAGGGTTGCCCTGACTTTATTATCGAACGTGCTGTTCGGGACGCGGCTATCGACTTCTGTAAAAGAACAGATGTCTATATCCCTGAACCTGAATTCATCACTATTATCGATGGGGTCAATGAGTACGCAGTTACACTCCCCACGGGTACAGAGCTTAATCACATCATCGATGTGTTTGACGACAAAACGGCGCTTCAGCCCATTTCTTACAATGAGTTGTTGCGCCGTCTTGGCGATGAGACCACAAAAGGCAAGCCCAAGTACTATGCTCAGCGTGACAACACTGACTTCTACTTGGCACCGATCCCTAACGAAAATGATTCGTTTCGGGTCATTTATTCAGTAAAACCGACGGCAACAAGCACAAGCATTCCAGACAGCATCGGTCGAGAAAACCGTGAAGCGTTGGTGCATGGCGCGTTGTATCGATTGCAAATGATGGCAGGTCAGCCCTTTACCAATCCTAACCTTGCGGCTGTCAACAGAGACTTCTTCGAGAAAGAAGTAGCTCGCACCCTCCGACAGGTCAAGTATGGATTCAGTGGCGGTACGCTCACCTGCAAACCGAGGGCGTTTATCTAATGGCTTACTTAACGACAATCGACCTTGTGCAAGGCGATCAGTTGCCAGAGATCGAGATCACGTTGAAGGACTCGAACACTGCGGCGGCTGGTCAAACGCTTGATCCAGATGACGCAACTACATTTGCGGCCCTCGATCTTACCGGCGGTTCAGTCCGCATGCGTGTGCGTCAGGTTGGACAGACTTCACTTATCGACACCCTGCTAGGAACAGTTACAAACGCATCTGAGGGGAAGGTAACTTTTGTTTTTGACTCTGACACGCTGTCAACGACAGGTGTTCTTGAGGGCGAGATAGAGTTCACCGACTCAGCTTCTAGAACGCAAACAGTGGTAGATCTGATTAAGTTCAAGGTCAGATCGCAGTTCGGGTAACTAGATGGCGATCCATGCCGAGGTAAAAGTCCGACGGCTGGTCGCGAGTGCTACAAGTCGGAGACTATTTGTAGAGGCGTCCCGCCCTACGTTTGCGGCAGTGATCTCAGAAAGATCGCTGTCTATCAGTACCAACTACCGACAGTTACAACCAGAGATCAGTTATCGTCAGCTCTACGCTTCGCCTTCATGGCGACAGTTGTTCCTGCACGACGTTCACGTCAACGCAGAGCGAACGCTTTACTTTTTCACTGACGAACAATCGATCACAGACTCGCATGTGCTCTCTATTGAGCCGTCGTTCTCTGACAGTACGTCACTGCTTGAGTCTCATGCAATTGACTTTGGCAAGGGTTTGAGCGATCAGACCAGCTTCACAGATAGCCCCGCTCTTAATCCAAATAAGGTCGTCTCTGATTCCTATACGATGACAGAGGCGCCGGTATTCGGCGTTAGTTCTGTTCAGTCTGATAATTTCTCCATGTCCGATGTCCTTGTTCCGGTCATGGCCTTTTTCAGGACATTTGACGACGATTACTCGTTCACTGATGACGAAGTATTTGATATCGGGAAGGGTCTTACAGACTCAACAACACTCAGTGAACAGCCGGTGTTTGATGTATCAAGCGTACTAAGCGATACATCATCGATTGTAGAGTCCGTCGAGCTAGACTTCTTGTCTGCTCAGACTGATAGCTTCGCGCTTTCGCAGGCAATATCAGTCAGCCGCAACCCATTTAATTTTGTTTTCACCTTTAACGAAAACTCGACTGACGTCTCTGGTTCGCCAGATGATCAGTTCTCGTTTAGTGACTCTCCAATTTTTGATTCATCGATTGTCCTTCAGGACTTCTTTACGCTCGATGACTTCAATCAGATAGACAAACACGCTGGAGCTGTTAAGACCAACGTCTACTCACTGACAGACACTCAGGCCTTCTCGTTTGCTAAGACCACGGATGACTCATTCAGCTTTGCAGATGATCAGGCAATAGCAGTTAGCAAGCCAAGGTCTGACTCTTTTACAGTTTCAGAGAGTCAGGCGTTCGATATTGACAGGGTTTCGGACGATCAGATTTCTGTTTCTGAGGACGCCGACTTTAGTGTTGGAAAAATCCTACAAGATTCGACTAACCCCTTGACAGATAACGCAGTTTTTGCGTTCACAAAGGCTTCATCGGATACTATAATCGTACAAGAATCGCAATCTTTTGATGTGTCCAAGGTTGCAACAGATTCTATTGCGGTATCGGACACACCCGTGCTGTCTCCACGGAAAGGATTGACGGACAGCGTAACGATGGGCGACGTACTCGTTGCTCAAAATTTAGTAGCAAACGGCATACCCAACAGAGGGCTTGTCGGTTTCATGCTACTTAACGCTAGTTAATTCGGAGACAAACGATGATCCATGACGATCTTAAACTAAAGGGGCGGCTGGATATCGTCGTCACTTCTGAGGACGGTGTAGTAAAGCAAGAAGAGTCGGTCGATAACCTTGTTGTTACGTCTGGCAAAAACTTTGTTGCATCTCGAATGGCCGGTACGTCTGCGTCAGTTATGAGCCACATGGCGATTGGCACAGACTCTACAGCGGCGGCAGTTGGTAACACTACTCTTGGCAGTGAGTCTGCTCGAGTTGCCCTTACCAGCACTACAGTTTCAGGCAATGACGTTGTGTATGTAGCAACCTTCCCTGCTAACACACCTAGCAGTGCGGCGGCTATTACAGAAGCGGCAATTCTTAACGCTTCAAGCAACGGTACGATGCTTTGCAGGACTGTATTTTCAGTGATAAATAAATCTCAATCGGACAGTTTAACCGTGACTTGGACAGTCTCGGCCTCCTAACTATTTGATTCTATTGAGGTTTATTGGTTATGGCTGTTAAATTTGCCAACCTTGCCAGTACCACGCTGTCAAGTGCGATTACAAACTCCGCGACGTCGATAGCTGTAGCAGACGCATCCCTCTTCCCTACTTTAGGTTCGGGGGATTACTTCTACGCAACTATCGGTGAGGGGTCTGGGTCGGAAATCGTCAAAGTAACGGCCATTTCCTCAAACACTCTTACTGTCACTAGAGCGCAAGACGGCACGACAGCGTCAGCGTTTTCCTCTGGCGAAACGATAGCCTTGCGCGTGGTAGCCGCCGCTCTAGATGACATTGCTTCACAGGCTCAGTCAGCCGCCGACACCGAATCGGTCTCCATCGATGGGGATACGATGACGGGCGCGCTTACCATTGGTACAACATCGACGACATCAATAATAGGTGATCGATCTGACGCAGGCTCTGTTATTGACATCAAAACCAATGGCAGTTTGGTTGGCACAATTGGCTCTAATGCCTCACGTCTTTACATCCACAACAACTACGGAAATGGCGCTGGTCTTCGTTTCGATAACGGATCAGTTAGACCTTCGACCAGTGCTGGTGCTAGTGAGGATGCTACAACAGATTTAGGCGCTTCGGCGGCGCGTTTTAAAGACGGCTTTTTCAGCGGCACCATATCCTCGGGCGCTATAACTAGCAGTGGTGAAGTAGATGTAAATTTGTCTGCCGAGGGGAAATACTTCGAAGGTGGGTCGGGAAGCACAAGAAGGCTGTCCATCACTAGCGGAACCAATATTTCGGCTCATGCAAAGCACACGTTCGACATTGCAAGCACTAATGGCAAATACGTTCTCCAAACTAATTCAGAAGATAGATTAACTTTAGATAGTACAGGTGCAACCTTCTCAGGCACTATTACTAGCAGTGGCAACATCGTCAACGACGTTGGCAACACTGGCGATGACTCGTTTATTGAGTTAAAGAACACTGGCTATACAGGTAACATCACTTCACTTCGACAAAACGCCGATTCCACTAGAGCCGAATTAAACTCTACAGAGCGTCCAATATACATTCAAGCGGGAAGCGACGGCGATTCGACAGGCGCGGAAATAAGGCTTTACGCTAATCAACAGCTAGGCTACAAGCTTGATGCCAATAAAGCGTCTACGTTTTACGGCACCATCTCATCGGGCGCGATTACGGCGTCTGAGCAATCCGTATTCACTGGCAATGCGATTTCAGGCACACCAAACAGTAACGCTCAGATTGTGGCGGCAGATTCAACCGTCGCAGGAATTGCAATCCACGCAAATGATGGCGGACAAAGCTACATTTGGTTTGGCGACAATACCGATAACGCAGTCGGCAGGATCTATTACAACCACTCTGCTGACAAAGTTCATTGGCGCGTAGGTGGCACCAACGATGTCCACACGCTTGACTCCTCGGGCAATGCTACTTTCTCTGGTGATTTAACTGTTTCGGGCAACCTGACTGTAAGCGGCACAACCACAACCATCGACACCGCAAACCTAAATGTCGAAGACAACAACATCACCCTGAACTACTCGACCGGTGACTCTTCGGCTAGTGCTAATGGTGCGGGTATCACGATTCAGGATGCGGTTAATAGCACTACTGACGCATCGATGACGTGGAATGCGACAGACGATCGTTTCGAATTCAGTCATTTAGTAAACGTCGACGGCGGTATAAGGGCGGTCGGCGCTGATACTTCTGCCAGCGCGTACTCTGGAATATTTAGAAATTCTGGTGGAAGTAATGTACTACTTGCCCGTAACGATGGGCGCGTCTTTATCCCCTCTGGCTACTTGTACGTTCAATCTAGCGAGGGTATTTATTCTACTGGAGCTATGGTTGCTCGTGGCGGCATCACTAACGACGGCGGCAATAATCTGTCGATTAGTTCTGGTGGTACAGATATCACCTTTAACAGCAAAAATTTTACGTCGGTCGGCACCATCAGCAGTGGCGCTATTACCAGTAGCGGAACTGGCACATTTGACGAGCTGACCCTCACTGGTGGATCAGACAATCTGACTTTTACCGAGGTTAGCGGTGATTGGTCAATACTTAACGCGCAACAGAGTAATGGCTTAGTAATTTATGACGGCACGAGCGGCGTTACTGTTTTATATAACAACGCAGAGGTCGGACAATTTAACAATAGCGGCTTTGATGTAGTTTCTGGCGCGTTACATGTAGGTGGTACTCCAAGAATTAGTGCTGGAGGCACAGCAACCTTTACTGGCGTCGATATCATCAACTCTGGTATGCCAACGCTAACCCTTTATGACAATGGTAATGGCGGCGGCGGAGCGGCAGAAGCCAAGATAGAATTTACGAACACCGCAGGAACCGCGATTGCTATTGGCTACACAGATGATGAACAAGACGACTCTGATCTAATAATCAGTACAAACGCCGCTGGCACGTATGGCGGTTACTTGGGTCTTACAGCGGGGGCAATTGCTGACGCGCAGTCAGATATCATTCTTGAGCCAAAAACAGATGTCCGTATTGCTACGGGTGGCTTAAAAATAGGCACTACAACCGTTATCGACTCTAGCCGTAACCTAACCAGCCTTGGCACGATAAATACTGGTAACGGCATTATTGGGCGAGGCATCACCGATAACTTTACGCTAAACGGAAAAAGTCAGCCTCATTATGGGTTCAATCTAGACCCAACAGGTTCAGTCCCGATAGGGATTTCTGGATATTATGGAATCAGCCTAGCTACTCAAGGAGCAGAAAGGCTGAAGATTCTGCAAAACGGAAATATACAAGTCGGAGGCACAACTGTCATCGACTCTAGCCGTAACTTAACCAACATAGGCACCATCGCTTCGTCAGGTCAGCACTCAATAACTGGAGGCTCCACGGGCTCTATTCTCCTTAAAATAGGATCATCCACTCAGACTCAATATGTTGATTTTCAAATGGCAAGCAACAGTGGCGTAGGCGAGCTATTTAAAAACGGCACAGCATTTACAGCGTATGGGGGCGCAAGCTCCTTCAATGTTTATAACAGTAATGGACTGATTGCTTTCCATCCGAGCAATACCGCAAATGTTTTGCAAATTGACACTACAGGTTTAAACGTAGGTGCAAGCAGAACGATAAGGATGAACGGTACAACCGTCATCGACTCTAGCCGTAATCTAACGAACATTGGCTCAGGCACCTTCAGCGGCACCATTGCCACACAAGGCAACGTAGACATTCGCCGTAATAACAATGGCGATGGTCAGATTATTAAAGACATCAATTGGCTTAATTCGTTCGCTCAAGGATCAGACGATAGAATTGCACTTATTAGAGCCAACAACCAAGGTGGTGGAGCAGACACACGCGGCGGGTCGCTAACGTTCTTCACACGACAGCCAAACAGTGCAAACTTCAACTCGTTTAGCCTCGACAACACGGGCACTGTCAATGTCACTAACCTGAACGCGTCTAGTAATATAAAAATTAACGGCACAACCGTCATCGACTCTAGCCGTAATGCCACGTTTGTCAGTCTGACATCTACGAACAAGACAGCGACTCCAGATAAGATCGGCGACATCAAGATAGCGCGAATTCACGGATCTACTAGTGCCATAGGTAGCACCAATGATCTCGACACCTTCATCCTGTCTAAAACAGATGGCGGTTGGGGTGGAGGCACACAACCGAGCGGGGCAGATAATGCAGAAGGCATAATTTCGCTACAGACACACAGCGGCAACTATTATAGCCAGCTTAACTTGGTCACTAATGGCAACAACCTTTTCATCCGCTCAGCGTACAACGCGACAAGCTACGGGAGCTGGGAAAAGCTACTTAAAGAAAACACAAATGTTAGCGTAGGCTCTATCACGACGACTGGCGATATTTCTTTAAATAAAGCAGACGGCTTTGTCTACCTCAACAACGTGGGGACTGGCAACTCTGGCATTTATGTTCGAGGTATAACGAGTAGCAATACGCTACGAAGCCATACTACCGACAATTTCAGGTGGGAAGTTTTAGGCTCACAAAAAATGGAGCTTAACTCCTCGGGCGTGCTTAATGTAGTAGGCGGGTATCAGGTAAACGGCACAACCCGCATCAATAGCGTTGGCGATGGCTTATTCACTAGCCTGTACATCGGCTCAACGAATATTGTCGATACTAGCCGTAACCTGACAAATATCGGCGGAATTGGGTTATCAGGGAACATTACCTTTGGAAACAACACCACCAGTGGGCGCTATGACATTGTCGTGGGAAGCCAGACTACTGCCAGAGGTATGCTTTTCGCGCCCTATACGACTTTTGGAACACGGTTTAGCGGCTGGGACGCTTGGATTGGACAAAACACTCGCACGGCTGTAGGAACTACATCAAGCGGAATTGAGCTTGCGTCTAGCTACACGGCTGGTGGCGCATCAGCTCTTAACATTGGATTTTTTGGGCTTAACTTTTATACGTGGTCATCAAGCCAGCTTTCGGGGCTATCCCAAGGTTCTGCCCTGTCATTAGGCACGCCCAAGTTCTCTATCACGGGTGCAGGGGATCTACAGCTAGGCGGCACAACCGTCATCGACAGTTCGCGCAATGTTTTTGCACAAGATATCAGTGTAGGCGCTAACGGAACGATCACAAGAAGCAACCACCACAGTGGGCATCTTGAAGGCTCGTACAACAATGTAGGTAATAACGCTGCCAAGTCGAACCCGATCTATACAATCGGAAGCAATTACAACCCCACTGACGCCGCGATTTCTGGCATGTACGGAATTGGCTTTACGAAAAAAGGCAACGCCACCTTCTTGAGCGGTTTCCGTCAGAGTGGATGGGGTCTTTATGTGGCTTCTGATGGTAACGCTAGGGTCTGGCTGAACGCGCAAACAGGCGTGGTTGCCTCGACTGCTGGGTATGACGTTGGCAACGTTAATGTTATCGACTCCAGCCGTAACATCCAAAACGTGCCTGTCATTTATGGCAATGGTGGTAGTACAGCGATTGAGCTTAATCACGCCACATACCTTATGCTTTCTAACCCCGAAGGCGCTCGTTGTCTGTACTTAGGCGACTCAGGTGATCGTGGCAACTACTATGACAATGACACGCATTACTTCCGCACTGCGGCAAGTGCCGTAATAGCGACGATAAACAGCTCACTGACCGACCTTCAAAACAACCTAAAAATTCGCGGCACTCAAGGCTTTAACGCAACGGGCGAAACTGCCAGCATTTACTTAGGTGACAACAATTCAGAAATACGCGCAACATACAACGGCGGCACAAGTTTCTTTTTGAATGGCACCGACCGTATGGAAATTGAGGGAGGTACAGGAAACCTCAACTTAAAGACGGGCAATTTTGAAATCAACGGCACGACCGTCATCAGCTCTAGCCGCGTTTTGCAGAACGTATCTGTTGCTGACGGCGTTGACGTAGCTCGTGACAAAACAAATATTGGCGCAGTAGATGCTAACAACTTGGACAAGCAGGGTTTCTACGGAAACTCATCTGAATCAAGTAACCAGCCGTTTGACAACAACGCGGGAACGATCGTTCACATGCGCGGTCGGGATAACAACTATAAAAGCCAGTTGTTTTCTTACAGTGACAGCGGAGAGTTATGGATTCGAGGTCTGCACGGTAGCGGGGCGAGTTGGTCGTCATGGTCAAAGGTGTTCCACGACGGCTACCACCCCAACGCTGACAAGTGGACAACGGCTCGTACACTGAGTCTTACTGGCGATGCAACAGGGTCAGTCAGTTGGGACGGCTCCGCAAACGCATCAATAACTGTTGCTGTAGGCGATGCAGACACCGTAGATAGCTTACACGCCTCATCGTTTATCCGTTCTGACGACAACGACAACGTAACCGGTCATACAGAGTGGCAGGACGGCTACAACATCCGCATGGGTAACGGCGCGGATCTGCGTATATGGCACGACGGCAGTAATCATTACTTCCGTAATTACCTTCATGCGGGCGGCAATTTTTATTTCCAAGGCGAAGATAGCAACGGCTCTAATCGCGCACTGATCTATATGATCACCAACTCCAGCGCTCCTTATGTTCAGCTTTTCCATGTCGGCAACGAAAAGCTTCGAACAGTTAGTGAAGGCATCAATGTCTATGGCGACCTTACAGCGACAGGCAACGTCACTGCCTATTCAGATATCAGGAAGAAGACGAACATAAAACCACTTGAAGGTGGTCTGGATATTGTTAAGGCATTGGAGCCAAAGCGCTTCGATTGGATTGAGTCAGGAGAAGGCAGTCTTGGTTTCATCGCGCAAGAAGTCGAAGAGTACCTGCCTGAATTGGTTGAAACCAAAGTCGAGGACATCGTTGAGATAGACGAAGAGCAAAACCCAATAGTTGTCGGCGAAGAAGAAGTTAAAAGCCTTGACTACGGAAAAATGGTTTCCGTGTTGTGGGCGGCAGTAAAAGAGCAATCCGCTCAAATTGAAACCCTTAACAAGCGAATAGAGGAGCTTGAAAATGGCAATAACTAATGTACGTACAGTACAACGAGTCGAAGTGACCCCCAACGGAGATGATCCGTCGTTAATGGTGGTCTATGTTCACACGTTTGACGACTCAACTGACGATCAATTGCCGATCGCAACTGAAAAAACGAAGTGGCTAAACCGCTATACCGTGACTGTTGCTGAGGACGGCACAGAGACATCTACGGCTACCGACGTTACTGGCGAAGACCAGTTGGTACAAGACATCTGCGCGGCAGTCTGGACTGATTAATGGCTCTCCAAACCTCTGGCGCTATATCGTTGAACGACATCCATATAGAGCTTGGCGCTACGTCAGGCACTACTGTGTCTTTGAATGATACAGACGTAAGAGGTCTGGTTAACATTGCATCTGGAGCCATAGATCTAGCCGACTTTTATGGCGCGAGTGCTTTTACAGCCACGCATACGTTGACTCAAGGCAGTCATACCTATCAAGGAAATGTCTATAACGGAAAATTTGCAACGGTGACAGGGTCAGTTAGCCCAACCACCTACTCCGGTTACACAATTTACACTCTTGCCCGATTTGACCTGTATTCAGGTGGTGATGGGGTTTGGTTTTATCTTAGCGGAACTGTTGCAGTTGATATTTTTGACACTCTTGAGTTCGAGGCTACTGACGGAACCATCGTCTCTTTAGATAGACCTGATGCAATTAGTAGTCAAATAGGCGGGAGTTACCGGTATTGGACTTGGGATTCTGCTGATTTCGATACCGGTCATTTCACAAAGATGCAGTCTACCTTTGACGGCTCAGGTGATATAGACGTTCGCATCTCATGATTACGCTGACCTATACAAACCCAGCACCAGACGCGACTCACCTTGAGGGGACGTGGGAGTCGGCTTCCGCTTCTGGCACGTTTACAACTCCAATTATTTATGTAGACGGAGTGCAAGACATAGATGCAACCGTTGAAAAAATGAAAACGATCCAACAGCAGGCGCTAGATATTGAGGCTTTGATCGACGAATGATTACGTTTGACACAGTAACCAGCATTGATGAAGGCGAGTTTGATCGCCTCTTCTTTGCGTCCCTGAGATACCTCGATGGAGGCTCTTACCCGTTTTGGGTTTGCGGTCAATTAATTGATACGCAAAAGAGAGATCACTATCGCGAGGCTTATCTCAGGATGCTTCAGCACTCTGATGGTGCGGTGTGGCGCGTGTCGGATGAAAGTGGTGCGTTAATGCTAAACGCCGGCATGAAAAACGGTAGCGCACTGAATTGGTGCTGTTCACTGATCGGAGTGAACACCGCCGGTAGTCGATCCTATCTTTATAGCGATGAGTACCGAAACGCTCGTGATGCTTACTGGCAAGAGATAGGTGTGACTACTTGGACGCTGGAAACGGCTGGCCCTAACACGCCAGTTCATGAACACGTCAAAAGACGAATCACGTCAAATACCTTGGGAGGCTCTGCTGTAGAAACGGTGAGGCCTATTAATGACGACATCACGCTACTAGATATTGCTATCTCATAGAGGCTTTGATGATTGACCCGATTACAGCAGTTGCCGCCGCCACAAAAAGCTTTGCAGTTATCAAGGCTTGCGTGGAAATGGGCAAGTCAGCGGAGGACACCATGATGCAGATTGGCACATGGTACGGCCACGCTAGTGATGTGCTGTATGCGGAGAAAAAAGCCCGCAACGCGAACCCATTCAAGCGGGTGGTATTTAGTAAGAGCGTTGAGGCGGAGGCAGTAAAGGCGTTTGCCGCTAAGAAAAAAATTGAGGCGCAAAGAAAAGAACTCCTCTCCCTTATCGGCATGGCTTACGGGAAGGAAGGCCTCAATGAATACATGGACATCAAGCGTCAAATAGCGCGAGAGCGACAGGAAGAGGTGTATAGGCAGGAGGAAATGATGGAGACGCTTAAAACTAGCGGCGCAATTGTTGTCCTTATGGGGATAGCCGCATCTTTGATCTCCTTCATGCTTTCATCACCTAAGCAGGGATAGCGATATGAGTATTGTGACAACACTACTAGGTAGCTTGGGCGGAAAGGTTGTTGAGGCCATAGATAAGCGCGGCCAGAGAAAGCATGACGAGAAGGCTCAGAAACTTGAGATTGAAAAGCTACGTCACACCAAGCAGATAGAGCTGATCCAGCAGGGTCAGAAGCTTGATAACGCTTGGGAGCTGGAGCAAATCAAAAACTCAGGATGGAAAGACGAGTTTGTTTTGATCGTTATCTCGACGCCTTTGATCATGGCGTTTATCCCGTCAATGCAACCTTATGTTACGGAAGGATTTAAAGCTTTAGAGCAGACGCCGGATTACTACCGCTGGCTAATTTTGAGTGTTTTCGCGGCGATCTATGGAATCCGTATTTGGAGGCGTAAATGACAGGCTTTAGGTTAACTACATTTAGCGGCAAAGCGCCGAAAATATTTGCACGGTTGTTACCTGAGGATATGGCTCAGATTGCAACCAATGTTCGTTTGGATTCTGGAAGACTGGAGCCTTGGAAAGACAATGCGACTGCGACAATCTCACCGGTTAACTCTTACTCTATATCTGTGGGGACTAATACGCTCTTTAAGTTTAACGACTCGATATGGATTGGAAGCAACGAAGACTTGGATATCGTCCGCTCACCACTATCTGAAGATGCCTATGAGCGGATATATGTTTCTGGCATCGGTGGTTCTTCTGGCTATCCTCGTATGACCTTAGCCTCGATAGTGGGTAATGGCACCTACTATCGTCTGGGCATACCTAGACCAGCCACGTTCACAACTGTCGCCGTTGATCCGACTACGTCCACGAAAGAAGACGAGGAACTGCCTCAGACTAGATCGTACGTTTTTACGCACGTTTCAGCGTACGGCGAAGAGGGACAGCCGTGTGAAGCCGAGTTTGATGATCTGGTAGATGTTTACAGCGATCAAGGCGTAGTACTGACCTTCCCTACAAATGTCAGTGGCAACTACAACATTTCCAAGAAGCGTATTTACAGAACGGACACTAGCGGTACATACCGCTTTGTTGCTGACGTTAACTTCTCTACAACTTCCTACACTGACAGTAAAACAGAAGCTCAGCTTGGTGAGGCGATTACGTCACAGAACTATGACCCACCACCAGACGACAACTCTACCGATCACCCTGACGGCCCATTACAGGGTTTGGTTGCTATGCCTAACGGAGTGTTCGCTGGCTTTGCTGGCAGAACAGTGTGCTTCAGCGAGGCATTTTTACCTCACGCATGGCCCGATGAGTACAAGCTTGGCGTCAAGTCAGACATTGTAGGACTGGCGCCGCTACAGACCGGCCTGCTCATCCTGACCAAGGAAAAGCCCTACATGGCATCCGGTCTTGATCCTCAGGCTATGGCGCTTACTGAGATCGACTCTACCCTGTCATGCGTGTCGAAAGACTCAATTGTCGATATGGGTACGTCCGTCATGTACGCCAGCCCAGACGGTCTTGTTATGGCTACTGAGAGCGGCTTGCGCCTTATTACCGAAGACCTATTAACAAGAGATCAGTGGCAGGAGTTTGTCCCCTCCTCGATTAAGGGCTTTTATTGGGAGGGCCACTACATCGGTTTTTACGATACAGGCTCTGTTGAGAAGGGATTTATTTTTGATCCGCGAGGAAACAAAAACTCCCTCACTGACCTTAGCTTCCATGCAACTGCTGGATACAACGAGCTAGAGGAAGATGAGCTGTACATCGTCGTGTCTGGTAGTGCGAAAAAGTTCGCTAGTGGTTCAGCTCTCAGCTACACATGGAAGAGCAAGAAGTTCTACAACAGCCGCCCTATCAATCCAGCGGTAGCCAAGGTGCAGGCCGACAGCTATGGCTCTGGTATTACCTTCAAGCTGTACGCCGATGGCACGTTACAGCACACACAGACGGTGACTAGCGATGAATTGTTCAGGCTACCTTCTGGGTACAAGGCAAAAGAATTTGAAGTTGAATTAACAGGATCTACCTCAATCAATGAGGTTTGTGTTTACGAGTCTGCCGGAGAGCTTTAATGGCAAAACGCAAGTCCATAATGGCGGTCCCCGTAAAGTGGGGCCAGCAAGAAAGACTGTTTGGAGAGACGGTAAAAGAGGGTCTTGATGTCCTGCTGGGCCATCGAGGCAGTCCGTTTCAAAGAGCCGTTACCTTTCAGGACTTGCTCGACACCAATGTGTTACGTTTAGCCTCAAACATAGGGCTTTCTACCGTAACAGGTAACAGTTCTGACTTCGTTGTTCCCACTGAGGATGCTAATATACAGCTTCCTCCAGCGCCTACCGGCTTGTCTGCCAGCGGTGCATTCCAAAACATTATTTTGACGTGGGATTTAAGAACCTATGTGGGACACGCTTTTGTCGAAATACATCGACATACTAGCGATAGCATTAGTGACGCTACCCTTCTGGCTCGTGTATCTGGATTTACAGGGATCTATGCCGACGCCGTAGGGACTAACGCGAATTACTATTATTGGGTTAGAGCGGTCAACGTAAACGACGACATTGGCCCGTTCAATTCATCGGCTGGGGTCAACGGTACAACTCAGCCTGACGTAGATGTAATTCTAGAAATTATTGAAGAACAGATTACAACCAGTGAGTTAGCAATCAGCCTTGCGACTCAGATATCAGATATTGATTCTCTGACTAGTAACCTCGAGACGTTTACTGGCTACCTTAGCTCCTACTCTGGCAACGACCTGATTACTAGAATTGGCGGATTGGATACCAGTGTCAGCACGATCAACTCATCGATTACGAGCATTAACACATCGATTGCTTCGTTAAACACTGCTACGAGCAACCTGCAAACATCTGTTTCTGATCTGTCCGCTAATACAGCGGACGTGTATATCCAAGGAACTGCACCGACGGGCACGATTGCAGACAACTCTCGCTGGTACGACACATCCGACAACAACACGCTACACATCTACTTCGACAGTGACGGTGATGGCGATAAAGAGTGGACCTCCATCGAAGATCCGCGTATCGCTGACAACGAGTCTGCTATTGCTACGCTCGATGCAGAGGTGTTCAACGCAGACAACACATCACGCCTTGCGACGGCTACAGCTCTTAGCGCAACAAATACGACCGTGACGAGTCTAAACGGAACTGTCAGCACTCTATCAACTGACGTCACATCGCTAAAGGGCGTTGTGTTCGACAGTAACGGCGATTCTCAGATTGCAACGACATCAGCCCTTAACTCACTTACTAGTGATGTTGAGGCCATTTATGACGGAGCTAACCCTAGCCTAATCAAGACTATTCAGTCAGATGTAACTGCTTTAGAAGGTCAGGTCTTCGATGCCAACGGTAATGCCAGACTGGCAACCGCATCATCAGTCAGCACACTTACCAATTCCGTTAGTTCGCAGGGTGGAGACATATCTACTCTTCAGGGAGATGTAACATCCCTCGAGGCTCAGGTTTTTGATTCAGACGGCAACCTTCAGCTTGCGACAACTAGTGCGCTTTCTGGATTGACAAGTACGGTCAACACGCAAGGCGGGAATATATCCACCCTGCAAGGTGATGTTACAGATTTAGAGGCGGAGGTTTTTAACAGCGACGGTACGGCGAGACTCGCTACTGGATCATCCGTTTCAGCGCTTAGCAATACCGTTTCAACGCAAGGAGGAAATATCTCTACCTTGCAGACTGACGTGACCGACCTTGAGGGCGCTGTTTTTGACGCAAATGGAAACGTCAAGTTAGCAACCACTACCGCTTTAAGCGGCTTAACAAATGAAGTTGAGGCTATTTACGATGGCGCGAATCCTAGCCTTATTAAAACTATACAGACCGACGTTACTGACTTGGAGACGGAAGTCTTCGACTCAAATGGTGATGCTCGCTTAGCAACTGCAAGCGCTTTGACGGGTCTAACCAATACCGTCAATACACAAGGTGGAAACATCAGCACCTTGCAGACCGATGTTACCGATTTAGAGTCTGAAGTTTTTGATGCAGATGGAAATGTAAAGCTTGCGACTACCAGCGCACTATCCGGTTTAAGCAGTACTGTCAGCACTCAAGGTGGAGACATCAGCACCCTTCAAGGGGACGTTACGGATTTAGAGTCGGCGGTTTTTGATTCTAATGGCGGTGTAAAGCTTGCCTCTGGCTCGGCACTTACATCGCTAACAAACGATGTTCGAGCTATCTACGATTCAACTAGTAACGACACC